ATGACCGTCTCGGCGATGCCGCCATGCGCGCGGCTTTCATTGACGCCGCGGACGACCGCGACGGGCGCCATTGGTATCAGCGCCTCGAGGCCGCCGGCTTCACCGTCATTCAGGCCGTTTGATCATGCGCGCCCTTGCCCTGGCCGCTGAGACGGTCGCTTTCATCGCCTTCTGTGCCGCGGTGTGCGGCACGGTTGCAGCCCTTCATTTCGGTTTCTGAGGATTCACGCCAATGTCCGACACACAGCACACAGCCGGCCCGTTCTGGGTTGCCAAGGCCGAAGACTCCGCCCGTTTTGATTATGCCGTGGGCGCGGCAGACGCTGAGATTGCGCACGTGGCCGAACGATCCGACGCCATGCTTTTCAAGGCCGCGCCCGCCATGCTGGCCGCCCTCGAGTCCGCCCTCGACGCTTGGCGCGATCAATTCGAGGCGACCGACGACTCGGACCTTCGTATCAGCGGCCCGGATTTCATCGATTGGTTCGGCACGTGGCGCGAGTCTGCCGTGGCCGCGGTCGCAGTTGCGAAGGCCGCCCGCTGATGACCGGCCGCATTCTCCCCTACAGCCCCGCCGAGACCGCCACCGCGGCGCATTGGCTTCCGTATCTGGCCACCGTGCGGGAGGCGGCATGCGCCGACGCCTCCGCCACCGTCGAGGATCTAGACGCGGCCACCGTCGAGGCTATCGACAAGCTACAGCGGCGCGGGGCGATCCCGGGCGCCGTGGCGGCCCTTCTCGGCGAAGTGTTCGACGTTCTGGCCTGATGCGACCCATGCGGGGCGGCCACCGTCCCGCATCAGCCGCACCATGCGGAATCAGCCGGGATTGTCCGGCTTTATCGAGGATCCAACCATGTCCGTTTCGAACGCTCGCACCGTCGCCGTTGCCGCCTACCTGGCCGCCATCGCCGCGCCCGCCTCCGCCGATTGGCGCGCAGTTGCTGATGCGCTCTATTCCGCCATGCCAGCCACCCGGGGTCGGGCCATCGCCTCCGCCGTCGACCATGGCGACTCCATCTCATCCGGCGCTGTGCCGCGGTGGTTCGCCGATTGGAAGTTGGGCAAGGTCTATTCGCTCGACTCGCTGTCCGTGACGTTCGCCGATGGCGTCGCCGTGCGTGTCAATCTGGCCAAGGCCCCGGGCAAGCTCCCGCGCGTCGGGCATGCGTGCCGCGTCGCCGTGGCGTTCTATCGGGCGCGAACCGGCCTCGATACCGTCCCGGCCTTCGCCTCGCTTGTGTCCGCCTCTGATGGCCAGGAATTCGACGCTGAGGCGTGTTCCGCCCTTACCGCGGACCTTCGCGTCACGGGCATTGTCCCGGGCGCCGTGCGGCCCGCTGTGACGGCGGAGGCTGTCGAGCGGATGGAACGGGAGTTGATGCGCCGGCGCACCGGCCTTGATCGCGCCTTGGCACGTGAGGCCGAGTTGATCGAAGCGCGGGCCGAGTCCGCCCGCACGCGTGGCCCGGCCGATGGCGACTCCCATCGCTACATTGACGCTCGAGTCGCCGTCGAGCGCGCCAATCTCGACGGGGCCGGCTCGACACAATGGATTGCCGCAATCGAGGCGTGCGAGGCCGAATTAGCCGTCATGCAAGCCGCCGCGTTCTCTGATCCGTCGCCGTCCAATCCGCCCGCCGTCGAGGCGGCCACCGTCGACCATATCGAACCCCTGGCCATTTGCCCGGCCGTTGGCATGCCGTGCAAGGTCGATTGCGGGTTCCGGGCCGGTTGCACACCGCGCGCCGCGGTCGCCGCGTCCGATCCGCTCGACGCCGCGGACGATGGCGTCCCGGCCCCGCATCTTGCGGGAGACGACGCGCCCGCCCGGTCCGTGCGCAAGCCCCGCGCGCCGCGCCGTGCCGCTCCTAAGCCTATTCTGGCCAGCCGCGGGCGCATCGCGCCGGCATCAATGGCCATAGGCTTCCGTCCGACCATGCGGGCCACGTTCGCCCCGCTTCACTCCGCCCCGACCCTTTGAGGCTCGCACCATGTCCCGGGAATTCGATCATCAGCGCATGACGGCGGATCAAATCCGTGCCGCCCTCGACGCTCTCAACCTGACCACGGTTCGCTTGGCGCTACTGACAGGCGTTCGCCGCGACACCATCGAGGATTGGTGCCGCCCGTACCATGACCGGCGCGCCCAACGCCCGCCCTTTTGGCTCTCATCGTGGCTCGCACTGGCCGCCATGCCGGGCGGCCTCGATATGGCGGACCGCGTCGCATCAGAATTCCTCCGGAGGCCGGGCCATGCCGACAGCTGAAACCCTCGACGCCATCGCCCGGGCGCTTGTCCTGGCCATGTTCCCCGCCATCGAGGCGGCCTTACTCGACGGACTCCGGTATCGCGACATCCTGGCCGCCACCGCGGCGGAGGCCGGGCCGGCATGGTCCCGGGACTACGGGCCGGACGTGGCCGCCGCGGCGCTTCGGACCCTGGCCACCCTCCCGATTGACGCGCCATTCACGGCGCCGGGCCGCCGACGATGGATTGAAGCCGCGCCCGTCGGCCCGTTGCCGCCTCGCACCCCTGTCGTGGAAATTGCGGCCGCTCCCCCTGTCGAGGCAATCGGCGGATGGCGTCAGTTTTGGGCGGGCCTGTTACGCGGGGCCGCCCGCTGAACGGCCAGGGCCAACGCCTCATCGGCGGAGGCGCGGGCCTGCCGCGCCGGCTCTAAGACGGCGGCCAGGGCATTGCGGGTCCGCTGATAGACGGACAATGCGTCGAGGGTGGCCAGGGCAAGCGCCCCAATCGTCCGGTCCGTCCCGAACCCCTCCCGAGACAAAGCGGCCAGGGTTCGCCGCTCGACAATCCAGCCCCGCAGCAACTGGACGCTACGGGCGCCTATCGCGGCGGCCACCATATCCAATTCAATGACGCCGGCCGCACGGCTCGCCATCACGGTATCGCCCGGGCCTTTGCTCCCGGTCGACTCCGACTCGAACCGGGGCGGAGGATAGAGGCCGGCATCGGCCGCGCCGCACAGCGCGTCAAAATCCTCCATCGCCTCAAGCCGGGCCGCCGTGCGGTCCCCGGGCTTGCGGATGAGAGCGGCGTACGGACTCAGCGCGGCGATTGCCTTCCCCCGGCCCCGCCCTCCCGTGGAAATATGGCGTTGCCCAGCCGCGGTGTCCGGACTCGCCTCAATGCCGGCCCGCGCGAGGCGCTTACCCGTCGCCCTACCCTGTTCATCGGCCCGGGCGCGGGCGCGGATCGATAGCGCCAGTTCGCGCGCCAGATTGCGGGACGTGCCGGCCTGAGTCTTCTCGGCTTCGGCACGCCATGCTGCAGCCCGGTCCCGAGACGTGGCGGCCCCTCCCGTGGCAAATGCCGCGCGCTTGACGTCGCCGCTGCGAATGTAGCCATCGGCCCGGGCATCCTGGCGCTTCGCCTCCGCCTCGAGGCCAGCCGCGATCTCAAGCGCTTCGCCGTAGGCTTGGAGCGGATCCACCGGCGGGAGCGCCGCGGCAGCGGCCGTCGCCTTGTCCTGCGCCCGCCTCATCTCGGCGGCCCGCTCCGCCCGGGTCGACCCCTCCCGTGACAAACGGCGAGCACAGGCATCGAGGCGGTCGAGCTCCCGCTGATTGGTTATGGCGAGGCGCTCCGCCCGGTCGGCCGTGGTCGCGTACTGCTTGGCCTTGTTCACCCTCCCGTGGGAATTCGCGGCGGCCTCCCGGGCGCGGTACTCCTGCGCGCGCACAGTCGCTTCGGCAGCGAGCCGCCTGAGTTTAGCCCGGCGTTCGGCGTGCGCGTCGCTCATCTCAATCCGCGATCAGTTCGATCAGGTAGATGTAATTCGTCTTGTCCTCGGACGTGAACACCGCTGTCAGGCCCTCATGCCGCAGGTTGTCCCTGGCGCGCTGAAGGGCGGCCCTCGCCTCGGTTTCGTTCAACGTGTCGACGATCGATTCGCGGAACACCTCCTTGACCCTCTCCCGCGGAATCAGCAGCGCGCCCTTGGGCAGCAGCTGCTTGGTCTGGGCATACTTGTAATCGATCTCCTCGGCGGTCGGGCGGCGCCCGTCGGTCACGGCCAACTGCTTGAGGATGTCGCGCAGGGCCTCGCCGTGCTTCGTCAGTTGCAGCGTCTTGACCTTCTTGCGGGCCTCCTCCGGGTCCGGCGCACGCCACGGCGGGTCGTTGGTGAACCGGGTGAACTGCCCCTCGAATCCGACCGTGACGGTCCCGGTGGTGCCATGACGGTTCTTGGCGACGTGGATCTCGGCGACACCCTGCCAGCGGGCCATCTTGTGCGCCCATGCGGCAAGCGCCTCGCCCTCCTCTCGTGGCTTTTCGTTCGCGAGGTAATACTCCTCCCGGTAGATGAAGATCACCGCATCGGCGTCCTGCTCGATCGAACCGGACTCACGTAGATCGGCCAGCATCGGCCGGCGATCCGGACGCTCCTCGACCTTTCGGGACAGCTGCGACAAGGCGATGATCGGCACGTCCAGTTCCTTTGCCAGAGCCTTGAGGCCGGTGGTGATCTCCGTCACCTCCTGCACACGGTTGTCATTGCGTTTTCCGGAACCCGTCAGCAGCTGCAGATAGTCGATTACCAGCAGCTTCATGTTGAACCGCTTCTTGAGCGACCGCGCCCGCATCTTGATCTGCGCGATTGACTGGCCGCCGGTATGGTCGATCCGTAGGGGTAGATTCTGCAGTTCCCGCTCCGCATCCACGAAGCGCTGCATCTCTTCGTCCGAGGCCTGCCCCTTTGATAGCTTGCTGGCCGAGACCGACGCGATGTCGGCCACGATCCGGTGTTTGACCTGATGCTTGGACATTTCGAGCGAGACGAACCCGACCACACCGAGCTCATCGTCAGCCTGCAGGCGGCGTGCGACCGCCACCGATATATTCGACGCCAAGGCGCTCTTGCCCATGCCAGGGCGGCCGGCAAGCACAATGACATCGCTGTTCTGCAGGCCATTCAGCACTTCATCGAGCGCCGGCAGCCCGGTCGAGCGGCCGACGATGCCGCGCTGATCCCGGTGCGCATCATGGATTTCAGCCATCGAAATGTCACCGAAGTCCTCAAACCCGGTGTCATCCACCTGAATGGATGGGCGGAGCGACTCAAGGGACTTCTCTATGTCGCCGAAGATCTTCTCGGCCGTCGCCTCGACCGTGTTGGCGTGGACGGTCGCCTTCGCTTCTTCCAGCATGCCGAGGATCTGCCGGCACAGCGCCTGGTCGCGAACGATCGTCGCGTAGGCCCGTGCATTGGCGAAACCGGTGGAGTCGCTGACGATCTGCGACAGGTATTGCAGCAGGGTCCGGCCGGGCGCGAGCTCCGGGTTGCCGAGGTAGGTTTTCAGGATCAGCGGATTGACCGCCTGCCCCTTAGTAATCAGCGCGGCGGTGACGCCCCACACGTCCCGGTGGATCTCCTCGAAAAAGTGCTCCTCGAGGACGATCCCGGCCACCCGTGCGAATTCGTCGTTGTTGATCAAGACGGCGGCGATCAGCGCCTGCTCCATCTCGATGTTGTTCGGCGGTACCTGTTCCCCTTCGCTCACAGATGCACCGGATCAGGAGTCGCGGCCGAACGCTTCGGATTGATGCGAGTCCTTGGCGCGATTGCCGAGCGACTTGCCCCGCGCGTTCATGGCGCTCGCGATGGCCACACGCTCGCGATGCGCCCGCTTCACCGCCTCCGGCCGGCGATCGTAGCGCAGGGCCGCATGCGTGGCGCAGTAGACGCACCCCTCGCTCTCGACCTTGAGCCCGCAGAACAGGTGCGTGGTGGCGTCGTCAGCCGAGACCGGATAGCGGCACTGTGCCCGGCGCAGGGAGGTGATCGGCAGGCGGAGCGGCTTGATGGTCACGATGCAGGCTTCCACGAGATCCGGTTGATGATGGTCGAGCCGAAGTGCGCGCGGTCGAACATCAGGCTTCGCCGAGCAAGCGCGCTTTCAGACGTATGCGATACCGAGCAGCTATGGCTCGACGCATAGCACGATGCCGCTCAGGGTTGTTAGCGATCCAGCGTGCGATGATCACGCGCTTCTTCTCGCGATCTCGCTTGGCGCGCATGCGATCGTATTCCCGAATCTGCTCGCGGCGCCTGTCGCGGCTAGCCTTGTCTCGTTCCTTCGCGCCTGGGCTTTCACGCCAGTGCCTTCGAGTTGCGGCGGCATCGCATGAACGGCATCGGCGCGAGAGATAGACTTTGCCGGTTCGGCAACGGGCCTCGCAGAAATATTGCTTGGACTCCGGCTTGTGTTCACCGCAGACGCGACATTGACGCATCTTCGGCACCTCAATTGGCTGATGGGTCATGGTCAGGCGTGATCGCGCTTGAAGTGCTTGGCGTCCATGTAATCGGCGATCACTTCTGCCACGCGATGCTGCGGGATGGCGTAGCGCAGGGAGATCATGTGCGTATCTGCACCTTCGGACCATTTCTGGATGATCTTGCCGACCGCGCGCATCTCATCCTCTTCGAACATGCCCCAAGTCGGAGTCGTCACAGCCGCCCCCGACGCACAAGGTCGATCACCTGGCAGGCCGACCCTCCCGAGGGAACGGTGCGAGTGTCGGCGCGGAGGCCGACCCTCCCAGCGAAATCGGCCGGTTTACCGTCCTCGAGCGCCTGCCGAAACGCAGCGTAGGCCTCCGGGTGCTGGGCGGCGAAGGTAAAGAATTCCGAGGCCCATGCGAGCGCCTCGGCGTCAGATCGATCGGTCAGTGATGCTTGCGCCGCTGCCGCGCGCGTACCCTCAAAGTGCTGATCGATGTCGTCGGCGAAACGACGGGCTTCATGTGCGGTCCCGAGCGCCCGGAGCGCATGCTCCTGACACGCGATGGCAGCGGCTGTCCAGGGGCAACGGTTGCGCAGCATTCGAGGGTTTCCCGGGGCTCGAGGTGAAGACGGTAGCCGACACCGTCGATGGTCTCGAGACTCATGTCGAGGGCCATCATCAGGACATCGATTTCGTTGAACATCTGCGTGAGGGTCTTAGGGCCGAGCGCGCGGCCGTCCTGCGAACCCTTGAAGCGGTTGTATTCGACCACGTCACCAGCATTTTCGAGCAGGGTGCGGATCAGCCCGAAAACGGTCGGGCGGCTGATGATCCAGTGATCGAGGCCCTGCCGGATCATCTTCGCCCCGTTGTCGAACACGATGGCGTCGGGATTGTCGATGGCGACATATTTGCCATCGCGCTCTGTGAAGATGACCCGGCGCATGGGTTAGTCCATGGATACGAGGCGGTATTCGTCGCCCGGCTGCCATTCGATCATGAGCCTGATCGCGCCGAGGCGGCCATTCAGCTTGCCGAGATCGGTGTCGAGCCTACGCTTGGTGCTGACGCTCATATGTTGGAACATGCCCTCGATCCCGAGAGGGGCACCGCTGTTGAGAGCGTTGATCACGCGAACCTCATACCGGGTGACGACGATCGTCTTGTCGTTGTGCGTCACCTCGCGTTCGGACAGGTTGATCCGGCATATGCCGTCGCTGTCGTTCGGACACTTCGGACGCTCGACCTCCTCCTCGACCGGCGGCAGTCGATCCTCGATCGGCGGGAGGGCGGCAGCCTCACGGGCTTGGTTCGGCGTAATCTTGCCGCGCTCGAGCGCGCCCGGCGCCCGGGCAAGATCACCGGCGACGACGCGCTTGTCGCCGGCCTTCCTGGCTTCGCGGAGGATGCCGTAGACCTGAGAGGCATCGCGCTTAACTTCTGCAGCGATCTGCGCGACGCTTACTGTCGAGACAGCATAAGCCTCGAGCACCACATCGCGAAGACTGACGGTCGCCGGCCTCACCTCCGGCGGAGGCTCCGGGGCGGTTTCGGGTTCAACGCCAGGGCTGCCTGGCTCCTCCGAAACCGCCTCCGTAACGACTTGCTCGGATTGGGCATGAAGTACGATCGGAGCCCCAGGTGCCGCTTCATCCGAGCCGTGCGTGGCCTGCCTGTCGTCCTGGGTCTGAGGCTGGATTCCCGGGGCTGGCTGATCTGATACCGCACGGTACGGAAAGAAGCGAGCCTGGAATGTCTGGAATTCCTCCGGCGTCGCATGCTGAGTGATGGAGGCGGGCGCGTTCTCATCTTGCAGAGCGAGAACGGCAATTTGGTCTGCCAGCATAAAGCAATCGGTTCGCAAATCCTGAACCTGCCCGGAGATCTCATCGATTTTCTTGAGTGTATTCTTGGCTTCGTCGAGAAGCGCCAAAAGCATCGTAGGCATGATCACTCCATGGTTTCTGCGAGGAATTGCCCGCGATAGCGGACTTCGGGCGGAACGTGCATCTCACAGTAGAAGACGCCGCCCCCGATGCCCCAAGCGCCGAACCGACCGCAATGGCAGGCCTCGGCGCTCAGATCTGGCCCCTTGGCCGCCAATTCAGCTTTGACGGCCAGGGACAGGGCATCCCATTCGATCGGATCGTTCGCCACCGATCAGGCGGCAAACCGCTTGGTGCGCTTCTTCTGCGGCGGCGGGGCCGACTTCGTCTCGAGCGAGCCGTCCTGCTGCCCCTTCTTTCGCATCTGGCCAAGGCCGAGACTGCGCGCCAGCTGCGACCGCTGCTCCGAATAGGCCGCGGATGTCATCGGGTAGTCCTTGGGGAGGCCCCACTTCTTGCGGTACTCCTCCGGCCCCATGCCGCGCATGGTCAGGTGCCGGCGCAGCGTCTTGTAGGGCTTGCCGTCCTCGAAACTGATCAGCGCGTCAGGGGTGATCGACTTCTTGATCTGCGCGGCCGTCGGCAGCGTCAGAGCGGGCGCGGCCGACGCTGCGGTGCCGGTGAGCGCCACCAGGGCGGAATGAACCGAAGCGATCAGGCCGGGCAGATCCGACGCCGGCACCTTGTTGCCGGAGACGTAGGCGGCCACGATGGCAGCGACGTGGTCCTCGATGCGCGGCTCGATCAGGGAGACGCCGGCCGACAGCGACTCGAGCTTGGTGATC